ACCGAAAAATTTATGCGCGATCCTGTGAAAATTTTGGTAAAAACAGAAGCAATTACGCTAGAAGGAATTGCTCAATACTATGTTGCTTTAGATAATGATGCGCAAAAGTTTGACACTTTAAAAGATATTTTTGAAAATATCTCCGTGAATCAATGTATTATTTATTGCAACAGTATTAAACGTGTAGCTGATTTATGTGAAGCATTGCAAAAAGAAGACTTTCCAGTGGTTTGTATTCATAGTGGAATGGATAAGGAAGATAGACAAAAGTCATACGACGAGTTTATCCATGGGGGGTCGCGAGTATTGATTTCATCTAATTTAACTGCTAGAGGGATTGATGTTCAGCAAGTGAGTACCGTGATTAATTTTGATATCCCGAAAGACATTCACACCTATATTCATCGTATTGGTAGATCAGGTAGATGGGGACGAAAAGGAATGGGGATTAATTTTATTACTCGTCGTGATATTAAACAGATTAAAGACATTGAACAGTATTATGATACACAAATTAATGAGTTGCCAAGTAAATTTTAGTAATTCGTAATTCGTAATTCGTAATTCGTAATTCGTAATTCGTAATTCGTAATTCGTAATTCGTAATTCGTAATTCGTAATTCATAATTCATAATTCGTAATTCGTAATTCGTAATTCATAATTCGTAATTAAATATATTAAAAAGTACTATATTTAATTAATGGCAAAGTTTGAATTGCCTATATATTATTTAGAGAACAAACACAAGATTGAACAAAACATAATAGACGATTTAGAGTTATTAACCGTAAATGATGAAATAGATTCAAGACGTCCACTCTTAGAGAGTATATATAATCCAGTATCGAAAATTGGAAAACGGTATCTAGAGAAACATAGCGAATACTTTACAAGCAACAAGCATTTTTTAAAGGATACGCAAAAAATAATAACTAACTGGAAAACCGATGATAAACTAGAAACCAAGCAAACATTATATGATGATTTTTATGATATGTGGGAGAATATAAAATCGGACGATACTTTTGTTGAGCGATATTACTATGTTGATGTAGAATTTTTTAAATTTTTAAATAATTCAGGGCAATTTTTACAAATACTTAGTATTTATAATCTACTGTCGCCTATCATCACGCTCATTATTCCAATTATTTTACTTATAGTGCCTTTTTTTATGTTGAAATTCAATGGCGTTTCTATTACTATGTCAGCCTACTGTCGTGTTCTTAAGGACATATTTTCTAAGCATGCGCTAGGAAGCATTGGTAATATAATAGGCGAAGTTTCATGGGAAAAGCGAGTATATGGTCTCATTTCAATCGCATTTTATTTATTTTCAGTTTATCAAAATTCACTTGTGTGTTATAGATTCTACAAGAATTTCTATTCGATTCATAAAGACTTGTTTCTTCTGAAACAATATTTAATCACGACATTAGAGAATATAGAAATATTGGAAAAGAATGTGTCAAAATACAAAACTTATGATTCATTTACAGATAGACTACAAGAAAACAAACACACTTGTACAATATTAAAAGAAAATTTAGACAAAATAAAACCATTTTCTTTGAAAAATATGACACAAAAATCTTGCGAAATTGGGTATGTAATGAAATATTTTTACGAGATACATACAAACATAGACCTACATAACACAATCGAATATACGATGGGGATCAATGCTTATATGGAACATATCCACGGCATCAATGCTCTATGCAGAGAGAAAATACTGAACAAATGTAGTTTTGGAAAAATGATGAAAATGCAGCAAACGGTTTATCCGTGTTTAATTGGTTCGAATCCGGTTACAAATGATATTCATATGAATAAAAATGTGATCATCACTGGTCCAAATGCATCCGGGAAAACAACAATGTTAAAAACAATCTTATTTAATCAGATTTTCTCTCAATCAATCGGATTTGGATTCTACTCAAAAGCCACGGTGCCCTTATACAGTCATATTCATTGTTATTTAAATATACCCGATACTTCTGGTCGCGACAGCTTGTTTCAAGCAGAAGCTAGGAGATGTAAAGAAATAATAGATAGTTTAAGTGACAATAAGAAACATTTTTGTATATTTGACGAATTGTTCTCTGGCACAAATCCAAACGAAGCATCCTCTAGTTCATATGGGTTTATAAAGTATTTAAACAATCAGAAAAATATAGATTTCATACTAACAACCCATTTGACCGATATTTGTTATAGACTTGATAGAGAGGTTATCAATACAAATATGAAAGTGAACAAGATTGATGCCTTTAACTTTAACTTTGACTATACTTATACAATGATAAATGGTATATCGTGTATAAAAGGAGGATTAAAAGTATTGTCTGATTTACATTATCCAAAAATAATTCTAGACAACTCGATACAATATTTCAAAAACGAGTAATGTGGAATTACGTTTATATTTAGCTTTAATAATATAGCAAGTAATTAAATATGCAAGAATACTTACTTCACCCGATTACCCTAATATGTTTAGGAATTATTTCTATTTTAGTATCACTATTGTTTTTTTATTTTAAGCGGACTATTTCCGTTTTAGAAAAGGCACAGATGGATCAAGCTAGAGTCCTACAATCCTTTATTGCCAATATGGAAATGTCAAGTATGGCACAATATGGGGGAGCAAGATCAATGAATACTCCTCAAAATCCTCAAAATCCTCAAAATCCTGAAAATCCTGAAAATCCTAGTAATGTAAGTAATTCCAGTAATACACTGCATGAAGCGGCGTCTTTGATTGATGTAAGTGATGACGAATCAAGTGATGAAGAAGACGAGTCATCTGACGAGTCTTCTGATGAAGATAACGACTCACGCGGAGAAGATATAAATGATATCGACGATAATGATGAATCCGTAGATAACACAAATGATACAGTTAAAGTGATTCAATTAGACGGTAATAATTTAGAAGAAATAGCCCATTTTGAAATTAAAGAGCTTGTTCATAATAGTGACGATGAAGAGAGTGACGATGAAGATAGTGACGATGAAGATAGTGACGATGAAGAAGATAGTAACATCAAACATATTCAACCGATACAATCTTCTAGCGATAACATATCGGATAATGATGCACATTTAGATAGTAATGTACAAGTGATGTCTGTTGCAGAACAATTGAATATAGTGAAACCTCAAACAATTGATTATAAAACACTCACGGTGTCTGCTTTAAGAGAATTAGCAGAAACGAGTGGTTTAATCGAGAAAGGTGATAAAAAAAATAAGAAGGAGTTGATTAAATTATTAGAAGAGTCCGTGTAAATACATTTTCTCTGTTATAATATATAAATGAGCTGGGGTACATGTTATCAAGGATCAAATAATATTCATTTTGATTTTCCACCTATTATGATGGATGGTAGAAATTTTGCAAAATGGCAACCAGGTGCTGCCATAAATGAAAAAATTAGAAAGGACAATAATATTACTACTAATTGGCAATATAGACAATATTTAACATCTAATGCAGATTCAATCGCCCGCTCGAATGAATTAGAAGCGTGTGATAATTGTTGTTATTGTCCATCGTCAACTGTTGGCGAATCTACACCTAACTCTCCATTTCTATATAAATCTTGTGTAGATAAATCTCAACCATTTGGATACGAAAATAGCGACTTAAAAAATCTATATCTATCGTCATATGAACTACAAAGTAGAATGGTTGCACCGAGTATTACACAAGACCAATTTTTGAAAAATAAAATACCAAACCCAAACTAATTTTACACCATTGACAAAAACATCACAAAAATCATAATATGATATACCAATATCACATTATGTACTAATGTAATATAAAAAGTATTTCAACTATAAGAGTAATGTATGTATTAAGCATCGACGTTGGAATAAAAAATCTAGCACTTTGTTTATTTAATATTGAAAATAAAACAAACTATAAAATAGAACACTGGGATGTAGTTAATTTGTGCAATGAAGTGACTATAAAATGTGAATGTGGAAAAAACGCAAACTATAAATTTGAGTCTATCTATTCATGCAAGAAACATACAAAAAATCATTCAATTCCTATTATAGCCAAAGAATTAGAGTTTCATCGATTAAAGAAATATAAGATAGTCGAACTTAGAAAAGTATTAGAACACCATAACATATCATTTGACGCGAAGATCAGTAAAGTATTGTTGTTGGAATATTTACAAGACCACATAGAAAAAAATTATTTCATTTCGTTTTCTAACAAGATAAAGACCACTGAATTATCTTTAATTGATATAGGTGTAAATATGAAACATATGCTCGATGGACTATATAAAAACAAAAAAATAAAGATAGACACTGTTATTATTGAAAATCAAATTAGTACAATAGCTAGTCGTATGAAAACTTTACAGGGGATGATAGCACAATATTTTATAATGTATGATATTAACGATATACACTTTATTTCCGCGTCTAATAAATTGAAAGATTACATAAGCACAAATACTACTTACGCAGAGAGAAAATCAAAAGGAATAGAAATATGCGAAGAAATACTTGTGAACAACCATCAATTTTCAGAGAATTTAGAAATGTTCGGTGCACATAAGAAAAAAGACGATCTAGCGGATTGCTTTTTACAAGGCTTGTGGTTCGTAAAAGCACATATTATATATAATCAATGTGTTTGATTTAAAAATTAAAGTTCTTATTACATCATAATGAGTGGAGCTGATATAATTGATATTAGTGAATTAGATGATATTGGAAAGACAATAAATATAAATAACTCTGTTAATGAGAACAAGCCATCTAGTTTTGGATCAGGTATTGAATTACTGATGAATGACAAAAAGAAAATGTCCAAAGGGGGTGGTATGACTTCGGATATTGACATTGACGACTTGAATAATTTAGAAGATGAATTGAATGATCTGTCGACGACTCCGAAAAAAAGTATGAGTGATGCTAGAAGTGATATGTTTTCCGGATCTTTCAAATTAAACGAAGATATTGGTGGGGAGGAAGTGTTGTCAACACCACTTGAATCAATTAATTTAGGCGCATCTACTAAAAATCAAAGTGATGACGACAATAAAACATGGGACGGGTTTGGTAAATTTAATAATGTTCCGATAAACCCTGATTTAACTCACTCATCGTCTGCCGAACCTCAAATGAGCAAAGAAGCTACTTTAAAAGAGAAGTTTAAATATCTGCAAAAGCTAGAAGATTTAGAAAAGAAGGGGGTGAAGTTGACAAAACACTACGATATGGACTCGAATCTATTAGAAATGAGGGGAGAATATGAAACGATTGTAGCTGAAAAGGAAAAGAAGAACTCTGTCAAATTCCAAGGAAAGATGTTAATGGCTGCAATTACTGGTTTAGAGTTTTTGAATACTCGGTTTGACCCATTTGATGTTAAGTTAGATGGATGGTCAGAACAACTCAACGAAAATATAGACGATTACGACGAGATTTTTGCAGAATTGCACGAGAAATATCAATCAAAAGCCACAATGGCGCCCGAATTAAAATTGTTGTTTCAACTTGGTGGTAGCGCTATGATGGTTCATATGACAAATTCCATGTTTAAGTCGGCTATGCCAGGAATGGACGATATTATGCGACAAAATCCTGAATTAATGCAACAGTTCACCAGTGCCGCAGTAAATAGTATGGGGCAAAATAATCCTGGTTTAGGTGGATTTATGAATATGATGGGTGGACAAGGACAGCAACAGCAACAGCAACAGCAAATGCCCGCTCAACAAATGCCTAGAGAACAACCTCAGTTTAACCAGCAATCTAGACCCACACCACCTCCACCAATGGCAACACAAGGGCCGAATGCGAACGCACCTCCTGTAAGACCTGGATATGTTCCACTATCTAACCGTCCCGATATAAATGCAAGTCGTGATATTCCACCAGCGGAAAAATCGTCTCGTCCGGAAATGAAGGGTCCGTCAGACATTTCTAATTTATTGTCTGGGCTGAAAGTGAATAAAACATCCGTGAATATTCAGAATGAAACCGAAGATAAAGGCAGTACCATTAGTATCAGTGAATTAAAAGAGATGCAAAATGATAACATTCCTCTTAGAACAAAACGCAGAAAATCGGAGAAAAATACTATTTCACTCGATATCTAAATAGGTAATCAAATAATAATTATGATTGATAATTATTATTATCATAATAACAATTACCAAGGGTGTAAATCTTCAAGGATTTAATATTATTAAAATATATGTTTGAAAATGGACTATTTATTTTTAGAAGAGATTTACGCATTCAAGATAACATAGGATTGAATACAGCAGTAGAAAAATGCAAAAATATATATCCTGTATTTATATTTACGCCAGAACAAGTAACCGATAAAAATAAGTACAAATCTGACAATGCCATTCAATTTATGATAGAAAGTTTAGATGATCTTCAAAACAATGTTCAACAACGAGGTGGGTATTTAAATCTCTTCTATGGCGAGAATGATGTTATTGTCGAAAAATTAGTAAAACTCTGGAAAATAGACGCCGTTTTTTTTAACTGGGATATTACACCCTATGCAAAAAAAAGAGATTCGGCTATAAAAAAGGTTTGTCGACGATTAGATGTAGACTGCATTACTAGACAAGATTATTATTTATATGAACCCGGTACTATTCTTTCGGGACAAGATACGCCATATACTAAATTTACTCCATACTATAATAAAGTGATATCATTACCCGTATCAAAACCCGCATATTTAAGAAAATATAATTTTACCAAACTACAAAACAGTAACATAACCATATTTGACGCATATTTAAAATATACCACACCCAATGAACATATATTGGTCAATGGTGGTCGTGTAAACGGAGAAAAAATAGTAAATAATATATCTACTTTTAAAACATATGGTAATACTCGAAATGATCTTGACACAAGTACAACACAACTAAGTGCATATTTAAAGTTTGGTAATATATCTGTCAGGGAAGCGTTTCATAAAATGAAAACCAGTCTTGGAATAAATAGTGATTTAATCAAACAGCTAATATGGCGTGATTTTTATGGGCAATTGTTATTTTCAAATCCACAAGTGTTAGGTAATCCATTGAAGGAGAAGTATGCTAACATTAAGTGGGAGAAAAACACAACTCATTTGAATGCATGGAAGCGGGGGTTAACTGGGTTTCCCATTGTTGATGCAGGTATGAGAGAAATGAACACTACTGGTTATATGCATAATAGAGCTCGATTGATAACAGCCAGTTTTTTAATTAAGACATTATTAATTAGTTGGGAGGATGGAGAGAAATATTTCTCTAGACATTTAACAGATTATGATCCAGCAAGCAATAATGGAAATTGGCAATGGGTTGCTTCCACTGGTGCTGATTCCCAACCGTATTTTCGCATTTTTAATCCCTGGTCACAGTCAGAAAAGCACGATCCTGCCACTGAGTATATTAAAAAATGGATACCCGAATTACAATCGGTTCCAGCAAAATCCATACACAGCTGGTATACGGAATGGGAAAACTACAAAGAGATTAACTATCCCCAACCAATCGTTGACTATGCGGTACAGAGAGAAAAGGCGTTAAAAATGTACAAAAAGGTCGTATAATTTGAATAATATATGATAATATATATAATGGCTACTCCACAGGAGGACGATGACTATACCGATGGTGGTCCATTGACTTTAGACGATTTGAACACGGCATTTGTAGAAGGTGATGGGACAAATGCGTCTAATGCGGTTAACGAGCTTCAAGGTGATGTGACAAATGATGATGGGACAAATGATGATGGGGAAACAGATGCAGAAGACACAGATGATGAAGATAGTTTTCTCATTGGTGGAAAGAAGAAGACAATGAAGAATAAGACAATGAAGAATAAGACAATGAAGAAGAAGACAATGAAGAAGAAGACAATGAAGAAGAAGACAATGAAGAAGAAGACAATGAAGAAGAAGACAATGAAGAAAAAGAAGACAATGAAGAAAAAGAAGACAATGAAGAAAAAGAAGACAATGAAGAAAAAGAAGACAATGAATAAATAAATATTCAACAGACACGCAACCATATTCAATTTTTATTCAAGTACCAATAAAAATTGAAGTAGATTTTGTAATTATACGGTAAAGATAATAATAAAATACGGAATACAAGAAAAGTGACTGTCTTTACGAAGGAGAAATGGGTAAAGAAAAAAGCGGGGTATTAGATACGGTGGCTCTTCTACCGGAATACACGACCGATGTAACTACAAAGTTAGAAAAACTGAAACTAAAGGAGATGGCAAAACTAGAAAAAGAAGCAGCAAAGGTAGAAAAACTGAAACTAAAGGAGGCGATAAAACTAGAAAAAGAGGCAGCAAAGGTAGAAAAACTGAAACTAAAGGATATGGTAAAACTAGAAAAAGAGGCAGCAAAGTTAGAAAAACTGAAACTAAAGGAGGCGATAAAACTAGAAAATCTCACTAAAAAGGTGGTAACCGAAGACCTCGGGCAAATGTTTGAGATGGCTATATGTAAAACTTTTGACATTCCATTCGACGGTAATTTCAATTATTCGATGGAAACTGCATTACAAATTTCTGAACATATTCAACAATTCAAGTCAATGTATCCATATAAGCTGACACATACTGCAAGAGGCGGTTGTCAATATGACTTTACGGGAACAAGCATTGACACAACGAATGAAACTATCAATGTAAAGTTGAGTGCAAAAACAAATAAAAAAGGAGGAAAGGTTAGCCCACAGGTTCTTGGTCAAGCAACTGTAAGTACATTTTGTAAACATTTTAATTTGACAGTAACAACGACGCCACCTGAAATAAAGCAGTATATATTAGATAATATTTCATCCATGTTACCAAAATATTATTCCTATACATTTGACGCTGATATTTTATACTATAACGAGTCAAAAGGAAAAATACTGTTTATTCAGAGAAAAGACGACATTTGCTGGGAAGACTATCCAGTTTCATTTACAAGAAATACGATTGACTCCGATTCCGCAAGTTATTGGAACGAAAGTTCAAGTATTAGTATCGATGGTAAAAATATTGGAGAGTTTCAAGTACATAATCACAGAAACTGCATCAAATTTCGTTGGAATTTTGAAAATCTACTGGTTATTTTCAAAGAAAAATTCGACATTACGACAGTTTACGACAAAAATGTAACCATCTAATAAAAATAAAAATAAAAATAAAAATAAAAATAAAAATAAAAATAAAAATAAAAATAAAAATATTGAAGTAATAGAAGCTGGTATACGATGAATGGTTATGAGTTAGCAATATTGAAAACATTCAAGAAGGGTAGTAAGTTTGTCATAATATTCTTTTGAAATTTCACACCCGCGAAAAGATCTCTTGGTTTTTTCACAAGCAATCGCGGTAGTTCCGCTTCCTAGGAAAGTATCTAGTACTACATCACCTTCGTTTGAGTGTTTTTTAATCAATTCCTCAAACAACAGTAGACTTTTTTGCGTTGGATGAAATCGATTTTTCCCACCTTGAAGCGGAAACATATAAATACCATTATCATATTTACTATTGAACGTTGGTTTAGTACCTTTAACAGCAATCAGCGCAACTTCTCGACAGTTTGTCAAATAATTCACCTTTGAGTTTAATGGCTGTGGGTTAGTTTTAATCCACTCAATAAACCGGATTTGTTTGAATTTATATTTTTCTAACATCTCTTTCAGAGGCGTTAGTTTCCATATATCAAAGAACATAATCATTGTACCACCCATTCTTAATTTTTTATAATATTCTGCAATATATTGCTCCAATACATCCATCGTAAATTCACTGTCCCATATACCATAATCTGTTTTTACACAATACTTTTTTCCATAAATACTGCCATATTTCATATAATTTTCCTTGTTAACATCATCCGTTATATTATGTTTCGTTTTATATGTAATCCATTCTATTTCTGTTTTTACTTGAGTAATGTTATTTTCTTCATTCTCTTTCACTTTGTTATAATGTGTGTTCATACCAGTTTCTTTTGAAATGATATATGGTGGATCGGTTAAGATAAGATCGATTGATTTATCTTGAATACTGGACAAGTATTCCATTCCATTCATATTTTCTACATCGATATCGCCGAATGTCACCTTTTCAGCCATATTCAAATTATCGGTTGAGGTCATCTTAGTAATTATAATCGTTGTCTTCTCTTTATTTGCAATCAATTTTATAATCATTCTTGCGGAATAAAAATGTGAATACAGTAATGATAGTACATATAGATTCATATTTTTAGTGGAGGGTATAGAGTTTGTACAATTTTAGACAGGAAATAATAAATACCAACAATAGACATAATAATACCAAATATATATTGATTGGTTTCATTTGTATTATTGAATTGGTTTATCAAATATACATTTTCGAAATCAATCATAGTAAAGTGAACCGGATCGTAATTGAACAAATGATCATCTATAAATTGTTGGTCAGTATATTGAGTCGTAAGCATCCTCTTATTATTTATCATCGATACGCACATTTTAATATACTATCTTAAATTACCACTAATATAAAGGTAAATGACAAATCAATTATATTTAAAATTGATATAAATATAGTTAGGGACAATAGAATAAAATTAACTACAACAATGAAGAATTATATACTAATCGACGGAAGCTATTTTGTATTTTACCGAGTATTTGCATTGCAAATTTGGTGGAAAAATGCAAAACGAGACGAAGAATTGACAAATCCGTTTCTAAATACAGAATTCAGAGAAAAATATATTGACACATTTCTATCAAAAATAGACGAAATTAAGAAGAAATTAAAATTAACAGACGCTACCGTTATTGTGGGGAAGGATTGTCCCCAATCACAAATATGGAGAAAGTCGATCTACCCAGAATATAAAAATGGTCGAAATCAGGAAAAAAACAACCAGTCAAATATAGCCGATTTCTTTAAAATGACATACGAATTCGACTTATTCAAAAAAGCTGGAGCTGATCACATAGTTCAACTAGATAAGTTAGAAGCAGACGATTGTTTGGCTCTTACAGCCAAGTATTTGTGTAATAAATATGACGACGCCAATATTACTATTATTACAAGCGATCACGATTATATACAGTTGGCGCGCGATAATATTACATTGATGAACCTAAAGTACAAATCGCTGTTGGAATCAAAAGCATATAGCGGCGACCCAAAGAGAGATTTATTTTACAAAATAGTATTAGGTGATAAAAGTGACAATATAAAGGGACTATTTGAAAAGTGTGGGAAAAAAACGGCTGAAAAATATTTCGATAATGATGAATTATTTCAATGTAAATTGCAATCAGAAAACAAACAGGCTGCGTATGATCACAATAAACAATTGGTTGATTTTAACGAGATTCCAAAGATACTCGCTGAAATATTTTACAACGAAATAGATCTTATGTTATAAAAAACTATCTCAACGCATTCGTCGTATTGAATGCGATTAGATAGTCCTCTATATATTTTTATAGTTGCATAGAATGTGTCAAATGTAAGAACCATCTCTTGATAGTGATATAGGTAAATCATTTCTAACAAATATACATTTGCCAATTGTATTCCATTTCACTTGAATAGTCTTTATTTCAACACCATTTTTATACGCTTGATAAACGGCGTCTTTGTATGTCAAGTCTATATTTGAAGTTTGAAACTGTTTAACATCGTCGCGCTGAACAATAAAGCATAATATAGCTCTTACCGACCCTCGACTAGTTACAGCAATTTGTTCTAATTCTTGGATGTGTTTCAATGCTCTGGGGCTAACTACATCAGTGCTTTTTTTTCGGTATCCATCTGGAAAATAAGATATTTTTTGATCGAATGGTACAGTCTTGGCTAAATCTTCGTATAAATGCCTATCTTTTTTTGGAACATCTACATAATCGGCCAGTGGTACACTTTTGATTTCTAATACAAATGGTTTCCCATCAGAATCCCTGCCTGCGAAATCAAATCGAGAATTCATAATTATCACTTCGCGATGATATGATTGTATGTTTGTCAAATTGAATATACAATTATTGATGAGGGATTGTTCTGCGATGGTTTCTCCTAATTTGGGATTTATACCAATGACTATACTATTTACTCCATCAGACGATACAGCCAATTGTATCGTATGACTGCAAACGCGTTTTTTATTTGTGTTAGTGTCGGTTAACTTTGTCATAATAACAGTAGATCCTTTATCAGCTAAACCACAACATCCCAGAGATGGCGAATGTCCTATGATTTGTGTAGTGTTATTATCATTATCATTATCATTATCATTATCATTATCATTATCATTATCATTATTTAAGGTAACGTCCGCTACATAAGGTGTTTTACAATATTGAGATGGCCGTTTTATAACTTCACCTAAGTGGGTTTCGGAAAGTTGGATCAAGGTAACTTTATTCATTACATAAGGTAAGTGATGACCAGATGTTCTTTGTATTATTGAATGAAGCGAAATATAAACAACTCTAATCAATTTTATTTATTTTATTTTGCGTGTGTATAGTAATAATGAAACACGAATGGATCGGGTTTAGTGCAGTAATAATTAGTGTATTCTCATTCTATACACTTGTATATCACAATTATCAGATTCAAAATACTCAAAGTTTATCACTTGGATGGTTGTTTACAGCGACAATTTTACAATCTTTGTGGTTTATTTTTGGTATTATAAACAATATCCGCCCAACCATATTAATGTCACCATTAATGTTACCAGGGTTACTTTATTTAATTTATCTAAAAGTAAAACTAGAGACACACTTCATTCAAAGATATAGTAAATACATACAATAATAGACACAATAAGTAAAATACAGTGATATTTAGGATATTTAATGATTTATTTACATTACTATAATGGTGTATACAATGTAAATAGCACTTCATAGTAGGTTAACTGTATAATAAAATAGTGTTATAGTATTATATAGATTAATGATTGTAAAAATAGATTCATTCTATGATGTATTATCTCTTATAACAGTATTGTCATATGTATATATAATTTATATTGGTGATATGCTATTGCTGTCGGGTTCGGCAGTAACTGTATTTATACATTATATTATTAAACAGATCACATATGGGTGGTATCCGCCCATATTTAAAAGACCAGATGGTGCAACTAACTGTGGTATATTTAATACAGGTGGCGTAGTTGATTATAAATCGGGATTCCCGTCCGGACATGTTGCAGCCATTTCATTTATAATGAATTCACTATTATTAAATAGTAGGAATAGTGACATATTCAATCTGTTCTATTATAACGTTCCAGCAATACTGGTGGCATATGCTAGAGTGATGAAAGGATGTCACAATACAATTCAAGTGATTGCTGGTTACTTATTAGGGTGTAGTGTAGCATATTTTATACACCCCTATAAATCATATATTTATGAGTATTATAGTAAAATAAAACAACTATATTCGAAGATAAAATCTGATTATATAGTAGATTAAATTATATGTCGAATATGGAAATACCTACAAAATCTATTGCGTATAATTATGGAATCACGCGCGGGCTTTTTGATTCTAAAAACATGCGTATAATTGATAACGAAATAGTAAAATTAATAAACATGCAAATTGACCTTATTGTAAATTATTACGATAACCCAACTGCTGCTATGGACAAATTAACGCTTGTGAAAAAAGTATTTTTTAAAGATGCTATCAATGAGCAAGGACAAATCGGCATACCATTAATAAATATGAATGGTACATACAAACAAGTACAGACAATCAACGAGCTAAAAGAAGATTTCATACCGACACTAAATTTTAGAGAGAAAATGACAATGTTAAAAAATTTTATTTCCAAGCAAAATGACTGTATTATGTATTCCATTCTAGTCGAATACAATAGAATAACTAAACAAGGTGGAATTACTAATTTTACTAATAAATATCCAATGTTAAATACAATCGGTCTAGACAAAACCGTAGATGTGGTTGAAAGTATATTAGGTTTTGACATTGCAGAGACAGAATCGTGTTATACAGATATTGCTGGCAACCAGTCAGTGAAATGTACTCGGACAACGAAACCATATTATGAAATAATTCAGCAGGAGTATATAAAGAATCCTACAGAATCTCCCATTACTATTTGTTGGTTATGGCACCCATTAGTTTACGGAGTTCCTTACCAAGATGTTATCAAATTACAATCAAATAATCTAGTAAAACAAATAGCAACAAGTTTTACAAAAGTAAATGATCCAGTCCAAGCAAAAGAATGTATGGAAAAAACATATTCTCAATATCCATTGTTTCCAAAACTATCAAAAAGAGAAACTATGTATATGAAAAAAAACAATATATTTGCGAATATTGACAGACTATACGAATTACCACCATACAAACCACCTGTGTGCTTTCAACAACCAATACAGCCCACAAGTTTTTATGTGAATTTACAAAAAAAATATAAAAAATATAGTGTCAGTAACTTATCCGGACACGTGATGATTTACATAACAATGGCAAAATTATTCAACGACATAAACTTAGATTTAATAGTATTAGCAAATATCGTATATATGGTTCCGTACAATCATTCAATACATGAAGTGCTTCAAGCCGCTAAATTATTAGATGTGAATACTGAATATTCTATACGCGACAACGACTTAGACGCTGTAAATAATATATTAATTAAATCTGGTTTGGATGATATTATGATCTCATCAAATGCTTCTTGGATTCCATCAACACGGCAAAGTGTCAATACACAAGCTAGGGTTGGTGGAAAGAACAATACACGACGACAATGTAACCATAATCATAACCATAACCGGTCAGTAAAAGTGAATACTACAAAATACAATAAGAGATATAGGAGAGGAAGTATAAATGCAGGATTTCGGATGGGTAACAAGAAAAGTCATAAGAAAAGTCATAAGAAAAGTCACAAGAAAAGTAACAAGAAAAGTAAAAGTCTACGAACTGTTACAGTAATATAGAATAATCCAATTACAAAGTAGTATATCAATATGTGAAAATAACATATTGATATGAGCGTGGTCTGAAATATCTATTTGATTGTTCTCTATATGGCGGTGTCTAGGTCTAGACCAACAAGTTGATAATACTCACGAATAATTTGTTCTTTTTTTTGCATACAATTTATTCGTGTAGAATCTGTAAATGACAGTTGCTTTCCCTTATGTAAATACATATCAATAGATATATCAACTGAAGGAGAGTTTCTATCGGGTAGAGTGGTTAGTTTGTATTTATTATCCCAGTTATAATTATTAATCACATATGAAGAATCATTGATGACAAATGCATCTCCTTTTTTTAAAAACATATCAAGTATTAATTTAATATTTTGATAAATAATCCCTCGTTTCTGTGCATCGACCAGAGTAATGGGTTTATATAATCTATCCTTCTTAACATTTTCTATAAAAGTATTAAGCTGTGATGGAGATAGGAATATTTTTTTTATATCGCCTTCTCCTGAATACTTGCGCAGCATTTTTTCTGTAATTTTAATAGAGGGTACAAACAATATATTTGGAAATTGACTGTATACTAATGGACTAGACATGGATGGTTTATATTTTTCATTTGACGCAATGATTCCATCTATCGTGTGCGCATTAAATGTAATATTCAATATATTGTCGCTTACAGGTAATTGTGTTGGTGATGTAGCAACAGGATATGCGGTAGGCATTGACTGTGAAGTAGATATGGATGGTGGATTGGATTGTATATTGAAGTTGTTATTATTCATATTATTTATATCATTCATATTATTAATATTAGCCATATTATATTAATAATATATAATTTATGTGGCACTTTGATAATAATTCATAAGTGTCTGATTTCGCTCAGTGTCCTTTTGTCTTTTTGCCTTTTCTAGTGTCTGTATAGCTTGGTTTATTTCAACATCACTAATATAACCGTCTTTATTTGAATCAACAACCTTTAAATATTTGTGTTTGTTTGGCAATATACACAAATTGCTTTTGGCATTTAATAAAAAATCAGACAACACTACAAATGCAGCTGTTAATAATAATGCTACTATAATATCTCTTGTACCCATCCATGCAATTGAAAATATTAATACTTCGCGCGCGACATTATATTTTATATATTGTTCCATAGAATCACTTAGTTTTATCTCAACAAACCTGGAACCAATATTTAACATTATCATTACTAAACCTGTGAAATATTTGCTGTTGTTCAATCTACCTATTAATTCAAATATATCCATTATTATCTATATATACTAGTTACAAAAAATATCAACTCCAATGTTTAATCGGATGTAGCGATGGCTTTTTCTCTGTCTACAGATATGGTACTAGAATCAACGGCTTTTATATTTTCTTCGCTTGTTAATCGCTCATTAGATGAAATTATTTCAAAGTTACAGTCAATATCACAGGGATTACAATCTTCAGATAAAAATTTAAGGTCTGGGAATGCTGTCTTCATTTCTTCAGTGGTAATTTCTTTATCGTCTTTCATTAATTTTCCATCGATACAATGTTTTTTCTTAAATTCGGCATTAGATTGTTTAGAAGAACCACCAGTATCTTCATCCGCCATATCACTATCTTCATCAGCCATATCACTATCTCCATCTTTCATGTCAGTATCTTCATTTTCCATTCCTTCAAATATAGAACTTTTAAAATAGATTAGAACTAACAATACTGCTACACCACCTAAAACATGATAATGTGCTGCAGCCATTACAGATAATAAAATAATCGATCTTCCTAAAACACTATTTAAGCTAAACATTTTTGCTATATAAATTAATAATATAATTTTCCGATACATATTTAAATTATTATCTGTATTTTTTATAAGTAACCAGCAATGAGTTTAGCAATGTATGCATCCGAATATAATAATAACGAACCGACTACAAATATTCAGAAGAAAAAAAATTCTACCACCCGTAAGACGCTTAAAAGACGGGAGGAAGTCAAACAGACCAACCCTAAATTGCAAGCAATGGTAAAAAAAATGTATGAGCACGATGAAGAAGATGATACTGACGACAATTATGCACCATTAGCGAATCCTATATCTGCCAGTGGTGAGAGGATCGATAATAGTATGGAAAATGATAGTACCGAAAATGATAGTACCGAATATGATATGAACGAACCCGCTATGAACTCACAGCAAATGTCTTCAGAGTCTGTATCACAGGAAGCATTTACCCAATTACCTAGCGAGTATGCTAAACAATATTATCAACAATATGTACCATACTTTAATCAAAGTTCAGATGATTTGACACCGAATGGTGTAAATAAAGACGATCTACTCACCAAATTAAACCAGATCATCTATTTACTGGAAGAACAACAAGATGAAAATACTGGGCATGTAACCGAGGAGTTGATATTATACTCCTTTTTAGGAATATTTATGATTTTTATTGTTGACTCTTTTGCAAGAGTGGGAAAATATGTTAGATAATCAATATATATGTTAGCATAAACATCGTGCTTTATCTATTTCGCAATTCGTTAAAAAATATGTTATTATTTATTTAATAATAACATAATCAATGGAAAATATTTCATTACAAGTACAAGAACCAGAAACTAAACCCGAATCACCTAACCAACAACAACCAAAAGAATCGGTCAGCGTCAGTAGTATCGCAATCACTGATGAGAACACTGCTTTAAATGTACTAGTCCAGTTTGTTCACCTGGCTCAAAAAAGAGGTGCTTTTAACATCCAAGAATCTGCCAAGGCGTGGGAGTGTATATCTATGTTTATGAAAAAGGATCAATAAACCAGTCATGTGCGACTACCGTGTACCGTCATTAAATAAATACTTTGATAATATTATTGAACTATTTATTCGGGTTTCTGAAACATGTATAAATATTGGTATTCCATTTGTGCCATTAATAGGTCAACCTCTGCGTGAGCAATAAATCCTACTTCTTTGCACTGAGATATTACAGTCTCTTTAGGAGGAATCCAAAGGTCGTGTATATTTTCCCTTACCTTACCAGAACCACTCACATTATCCTTGAATATCTCGCGGAATTGAACAAAATCGTTGGGAAATGTCTTAAACTCTGATTTATAATTGAAATTATTAAACACTACATTAGATGTAGTTATCCGTTTGTCTGCAAAACTTTGCGGATTCACCATTATAAACGGTTTCGCAGCGGGTACGACCGGGTCAAATTTATTTTTATCTACTAATTGAACTACAAAAAATCCTCCTGGTCGCAACCAGTTATAAATATTTTGAATAAACTCTCGTTTATTTTTATATTGATAAATATTTAGATTGAGACACAATATATGGGTGAACTGAGATTCGTTAAATGTCATTGATTTTAATGGATTTGCCACTTTAAATTTTATTGTAGGATATTCCTGTTTGGCGTATTTGACCATGGCACTGGATTCATCAATTCCAGTAACATTAATTCCTTCTTTATGAAACTCGTTTGCAACATGTCCAGTACCGCTCCCAACGACTAATATATTGCTTTCGGTGGTGGGTTTCGTAATATTTTCAATACTTCCCACTTCATATTGGTTTACAACTTCTCTAAAAAATAATTCGTCATGTATATTTACATAAAAGTCGTCGTATAGATCAATTCCTTTTTTTACAATAAATTTCTCTCGTTGGTCGACAAACCCTTCTCTTTTGGGGGTCACTTGTTTATAAATGTTTACTAATATAAATGTGATTGCCAATAGAATCAATAGATGGAACCATATAGGCATTTTTTTAAAACTAGTTTCCATTCTGTTATAAATTTTGGTTAGTCCCATAGTGTGTATATGTATAATCGTATTATTTTTTTTATATGAAAACTCTATATGAATGAATTCGAAATTAACGATATGAGGAGTGATAAAGAATTTAAGGGTGTCACCTTTTCAAAATTCAAAAGAGCAGACGCAAAAAAAGAATTACTAAATAGTTTGAAAAGTGGAAAAATAGAGCACGCCTTACATTGGAGTGCAGAATTTATATGTTGTGGTCTGTTTATTGATGTATGGGACACTATATTAACATTCGTAGGAAAACATATTCATTTAGGTAATCCCAAACTACCCATTTATTTAGAACTACGATTTAATAACTTTAAAGAAGTTGTTCAAAATGGTTATGTCGGGTTCGAACTGAATATGCGAAATAGTACTAAAATTAGAAAATTATTTGCCGAAATTATTACAGTGCTGTGTCAATCGAAAAAAAAACATTCCATAGAAAGTGTTAAAATAAAGAAGCAAGAAGAATTTGATATTACTACAATGTCGTCTAAACTTAAAGCACCTAATGTAGGTTACGTGACAAATATATTCAAAAAAGATGATCCGAAGGAACTGTTTATTGCCATTAATGAATTTATGTATCATATTTCTAGTGATTCTAAGAATTCACTTGAAGCGTGTTATTGGTTTGAATGGATTATGGAGTTTGATAATTTATGTAAAAAGCGAAAAGAAGCTGCAGTATGCGAAAGAAGAACATTTGTCAATGTCGATGAAAAATTTCAAAAAGAACCTATCTGGATTATATGGGATGCACTATTTTATTCAAATTCATCGAATACGTGTGAGATCACAAAGAAAATATTAAAAAGTATTTTTGAACTGTTTACCATCCGCTATACTTCTGGAACAAAGAAGAAGCGTAAATATTTGGTTTATTTTGCGATTTCGATTATTACAGAATCATTTGATAAAAATGTAAATATCATTGAAGACAAGGTAGTTGTAGATAATGTCACCAAGAAAATAGACCTCATCTACAAAGAGATTAAAAAAAATGAAGTGGCACCAGCAACAGATTATCTATTTAGTGGTGTCGAGAAATCCAATAGAGAGAAAACATTTGAAAAATTAGAAGCGATGAATTCGATGAATACAATTATACGCACATAACTAAATACAATCTAGATTGCTTATCATTTCGTATGACGGATGCCCATAAGTTTATAGGTAATCCAAGCTACTATATAATACAGTACGCCACCCCACAGCATATCAACCAGTCCAATCAGCATATTGTATTTTTTAAAAATTGCATAATTTGTAAAATCAAAGACACCATAAATACATATTCCCAATATAAATGCATCGCTCGGTGGTTTTCTATCCAGAATAATAAATTTATACATTGCCAATATCATTAATATATACGCCCCTATAGCACCGTATACATTTAACTGCATTTTATCGTGTTGTATATTCTTTACCATATTATTAAACATAGGTCCACCTATATTTGATAAATACAAGCTATCTATAAATAACATTGAAAATGCCGGAATTAGATAGTCCATTCTTATATACTACCTATATTTTATCGTATATTTAAAATAATATTTTATATACCATTTTTATATAAATGAATACTACTACAAAATCTCCATCAGGCATTACAAATGATATAGAATCTTCTCCAATCACTAAAGATAGCGTGGGGGATTCTATGTTCGGGTTCAATCAGTCATCGTTGTATACAAAAACGGAATCGCCTTCTACATCTAAAAACGGGTTTTTCACATTTAACGGAAAAACAAATTACACAAAACTTGGATTGGCTGTGGTAATACTACTATTTTTAGGAGTGAATGTATTTTCTTATTTAGGTGATTTTCTTCAGAAAATAAAAGAGGTTTCCGCACCACTTCTTAAAAATATACTAGAGAGTGTCGGATATGTTGTTACAGAAGGAACAAAAGATATTACTGCTATTACAGCAGAAGGCGCTAAATTAGGAATTGATGTTGCTGCAGGAACTATTGAAAGTGGTGTTGATGTAATTCAAGGACAACTAGATTTGGAACAAGGTACACAATCACAAAAACAAAACCCCAATCAATCTTCTACAGTGTCATCATCGCTATCTTCTGCTCTAGCAGATGCCGAAGATAATACAGAACCATTACCGGATGATGCTACTAGCTCAACCCAAAGAAATGGTCCAAACAAAGCGGGCTATTGTTATATTGGCGAAGATCGTGGATTCCGCAGTTGTATCTATGTAAAAGAAGATGATGTATGTATGTCTGGAGATATTTTCCCATCTAACGATTTATGTGTAAATCCTTCATTAAGGGAGTAATTGAATATTTATACATTTCCATCAAAATTGTGGCCATTTGCTATTACCTGCCAAATACCTGCGTTTCACTATATAATTAGTTAAAGGAACAGTTGAATTATTTGTAATTCGACGCACTGGACCAGGTGTATCATTTTGATTAGTAAATGCCCAGTTCTTACTTGAACTACTACATTTTAAAATAGCATTATTTTCAATCTTCAGATTGCGTGTATTTGGATTTGTGTATGTATCACTTTGCGTAGCAAATGTATGGCCTCTTTGCCTTCCAATTCCTCTAGCTAATCTTGAATACGTCTGTTTTTTTGAAAATCTGGAACTGTTATTTTTATACTGGAATATAGTTGCTTTGCGTTTTTCATTCAAATCGTCATATGTCATTGGAATGCCGTCTATCGTTGATCCAGATAAATCTACACAATCACTTCGACCACGTGTCCATTCTAGTGATTCAGAAGCAAGCGCCGGATTCCATTGACAACCATTAACGAGTGGTGGTCTAAAATAAACAAAAATAGCACCTTCCTTACCATTACCGCCAGAAGTGACAGGAAAACCGTCTACGATTGGCGAACCCGTTCCTGGCTGTCCACCTCCACCTCCACCTCCACCATATGCAATACCAGCTATTCCATTATAATTACTCCCCGATGAAACTCCTGTTCCTAGTGTTCCTCCTACACCATTACCTCCACCTCCACCATTGTATGGTTGAGGTGGAGGACTGTTCGTATCGTGTGCGTCTGTCCCACCTCCTCCCCCACCAACATTTATAAACTTATTTGGGTAATTTTCAATAGAAATTGGACTAGAATTCATTCCAGCGGTTCCGTTCCCACTTGGATCACTACCAATATTATCAATACGCACACCATTGCCACCATTGCCACTAGCACCACTCACAATTATATCTAATCCTTGAATCGTTAATGTCCCACCAGATCCGCCTAGATTACCATTATAATGCCCAGCCCCGAAAGACCCTCCTTGGGCCACAATCTTTTTGTTGGGTGAAAATATAACAGACGAATCAGTACCGATTGTACCACTATTATTGCCCCCACCAGCCCCACCTCCATTTCCAATTTCATATGAATACGCTACATTGACATCTGTTATTAAAGATATTTTCCCAAATGCTCCACCACCACCGCCTCCACCAGATGGATATGCTGGAGACCCATCTCCATTATTATGACCACCACCACCGCCGCCACCACCACCACCAATAACCGTAAAATAAGTGGCTACATTTTGTTTAAAACGAATATTACCTGATCCCAATAGTTGAAATGAAATATAAGTCGGTGTTTCGGTATAATCTGAATAACTTGTTGCAGTAAAATAATCATTAGCTGGCATATAATAATAATTGATATTATTGTTATTATATTTAATTTAATTATATTGGATTGTGTGTAATTGGAATACGCGTTAACTAGTTGTTTATTCGCGGTTACCCATAAAGAACCATCGCAGGGATAAATATTTTGGAACATTCTTCGTCAAATTATTGCCAGTCATCTTTAAATTAGGTCCTGCATTTACAATTTTCTGAATTTCAGCGGTACCTAAACCGTGATTAAAATATCTAAGGTCTGACATATATCCGGAAAATCCACCATTCATTGCTACATACACATCTCCATAATTTTGTTTAGGTACACCTTTCATAATTAATCGCTTAGCCAATTTGCCGTTAATATATGTATCAAGTTGATGATCTTCAACTCTGATTTGGACGCATACCCATTTGTTAAGTGGGATATTATCAATGGTTAATTTTTCTTCAATGTTATTAAATGTGTTCATAACAACAACTAAAGCATTTGTATTGGGTGCAATATATAATCCGGGGGCATTATTGGGATGATTCATACCAATAGGATCAGTAGTATAGTTGATATTATCATTTCCTTTATGGAAAATATGCTTGTATTGTCCTTGTTGATATACTAAATCGTCTATAAACAACCATACCGAGTATGTAAACTCTATGCCCTGTTGTTTGTTGTCAGATCGGAGAAGAGTTACAGAGCTATTATTGTCAGGATCTTGTGGGATTACCTGCATTGTTTTTGCATCAACCATACCGTTAAATAAATAGGGATCTTTGTCAAATGAAAAACTCCAAGCTAATAGTTGGGTAGCAAGACGAATACCGACGACAAAAACTACTAAAACAAGTAATAAGAAAGCCACCTTTGCTACTAAACTATTCGATTCTAAGAATTCTTTTGTTCCTGAAACCATTTTATTGTCTTTGAAATTATCGAATGAAGTTGCACCAGATGAAATCGTTCCAAATTCTGACATATCTATATATTATACATAAGAAATTTACATGGTTGCTTATATTTCAAAACTCCCTTTTTTGGAACCGTCTTCTAAAAACTCCACTTTCACGCTATAGGGAAAGTCAATACCGATGCCACCATATCCAGCTCTGTATATATTATACGCTTGTTGAGGGTTCACTGCATCACCGTAGTAGTGAACATTCGATGTTTTTCCGGAGAACCCGCCTAAGGGTGTTACATATACGGGGGCAGTGTTTGCTATTTTAGCTACACCTGGTAATACGCAAGTACGAACTAATTTACCGTCGATATAAACATCTAAAGTTCTTCCATACAAACTGACAATGACATTGACCCATTTCTGAAGAGGGATGTTTGTGACATTACACGTATGTTTTGAAGAGCTATCCGATTTAGAGTTGGGATATACGGTGGTTTCGATTAAAAGATTATTTTCAATTGCTCCTAAAACAATAGAGGGTGATGGATTTAAATCAGAATCTAATCGTCCTAAAACGATTTTTGGCTCACCGTATCTATAACTCCAATCATCTACATACATCCACGCAGAATATGCATAGTTGGCTGCATTTGATTGTTCTAAACTCTCGGGTAAGATTTTTGTCACCTTTTTTGCATCTTTCATTCCGTCTATCTTAGTATTACTGCTAAGTAACCATCTAATAATCAGAATTAAAAGTATAACTGCGACAGCAGTAATTATGATGTTTCTAACATTTACCATCTTTAATATAATATAATGTTAGAAATTTTCTAAATTACAGGAGGATTTAAATCTTTTACGGAATTATATATCCAATTAATTTTATCTCTTGATATGTTTTCATTGTAATACACCACATTGCAGATTCCACCGTGTATTCCGTTTGGAGTTCCGCCAATAATCTGTGTATTATCATTATACGGAATCGTTCCTGGATTCGTTGCAACTAATTCATTGTTTATAAATATATCCATTGCGTTGCCATCGTAATTAATAACAATATGATTCCATCGCTGCATTTTAAAATTATTCGTCGTGTATAATATTTTTTCATTCTTCCCTTGTGTTTGTGTAATAATTTTTAGTTCATTCTTAAGAACATTGTATTTTATATTCGGCTTGTTCCCGATATTCAGTAGAGTTGTAAAATTTTCATAATTCGGGTTCGTTTCAGGTGGGAAGGAGTCTATATATATCCACGACGAAACCGCATACTTGTATTGAAACTTATCGTCTTTAAAATTTAATTTTTGGAATGTGCCTAGATAGTGTTCACTTGTTAGTGTATCTGGTTCTTTAAGTAATTGGTTGGCATTGTGAAATAAAATTTTATTCATTATCCAAGGGAAAATTAAATAAAATGCGATCAATATTAATTCCATTGCAAGTAATATGACCACCGGTTTTGTCGTAATTTGGTATTGATATTTTATGTAATCTGCCAATTCAATAAACAAGCATGGTAGATAAGTCACTGTCTTAATTAACAATCTTCCCCACGAAGGTTTCGTTTCTTTTGGTTCCCCTTCGGACATGCCAAAATATTTCATTGTTAATGCAATGATACCAACAAATATAAACAAATTCACTCCATATATGAGTACATTCGTAAAGCCAGAAAAATTTGCGGTAAAAGTAAATAAAAAATATACGAATCCCATTACAACAGCAATAGTTGCGAGTGATGTAAATAGTTTTCCAATAAAACTCAGTGTAGTTATTTCGCTGTCATTTTTATACAATTGTTTTCGCTGTTGGTAAAAGAAATATCCCATCATCATTAAAAATCCACCCAAAAGAGATAAAAAAATACTTACCCCCGAGTTACTATTTGTAATGAGATCGTATGGATTTTTAGTAAACACTGTGATTATTGTGATAATATAAATCAACATAGCAATGACTAACCCGATAGTGGTGTTGTGTATTTTAATATACTGAACAATAGTTTCCCAGGTGGTCATGTCATTCGTATCAGGTGCTTTACTAGCGGTCTGGTCTGGCTGATCGTTTTTTTTGATATTCGTATTGATTAATGATTTTTTATTTGTATTCATTTAATAAATCATTAGAAATAAATTATAGATTTTCCATTGCCGTTTTTTTCCCGTGACAATCTCTACACAAAGCTACTAAATTATCAACATGGTTAGATCCTCCATACTCTAGTCTTATTTTATGATCTACTTCAAACCATGCTGGTAATTGTTTTTTGCAATGTTCACACGACCAACTTTGTTGAGCAGCCACGAATTTTTTTTTGGTTTCACTGACACATCTCTTTGTGCCACTTTTACCAGACTCCAGTATTCTATTTATTTGTGTTTGCTCATTGGACTGTGGCATAAAAGGTGTCTGGTTTGTAAAATCAGTAAACGGAGTAAGTATATCTAGAGATGTTTTGGCGCTAGGCATGTATTTAATAATACTAGTGACCTGTTGGATCAATGATTGAGATTCGTTTGGATTTTTCTTTAGAAACAAATATATACTGAATCCTGCAAATGCATATCCCACCATCTTAAAATATTTTTGCCAGGACTGTAATAACTTAATGTAATTTCCATCGTAGTATGTATTTGCTATAAAAAATCCTGTTATTGCTAAAATTAAAAGTTCGAGTTTCATATACTATTAATACAGGTTTTTTTCTGCGTCATTACAAGTATATTGTCATTCGTTACGGGGTGACAACATTATTTAAATCTAATTCGATAGTTGTTCTAATTCCAGCACTACCTTGTGTTTTCGTAGTGCGTCTCTTAGCCTTTGATCGTATCTTTGATTTTGATTTTGATTTTGATTTTGATTTTGATTTTGATTTTGATTTTGATTTTGATTTTGATTTTGATTTTGAACGAGTGATGAGGTTTACTTCTCTTACAGATGTAGGAGAATATCTATTCGTACCACTTGATATTTTATCACCAGACTCCAAAAAACGACTAAGCTCCTTGATATCTGAAATCAGTTTTTTTATGTTTATTTTCTCTCCTCCGTTGCTATAAATATTTTCAATTAATAATGACCGCAGCCTATTAAGAAATATTTTCTTACTAGTATCTGCCAATTTAATATGTTCTGATTTAGTTTCGAAAAAGTTATAATATACAGTCATTAACCCAAATACGTCACTATTGTATAAGTACGCTTCCATAAAATACCGATCAATGTCAAACTCCATAGTCTTGCTTGTATATTTCATTAGAATATCGGTAATATAGTTTGATAAGTAGTATAAGTAGTATCCGTATTCAAGTAGATTTTCTCTCTTCACTTCAGACAAAAAGGTTTCTTCACTTATACCCGGAGAAAAAATCATCTTAAATACTATGACATTGTCGTCATAATATCCATAGTATCTTGCCAGTTTGATCAGATATTCATTTATGATATAATTACGAACATTTGCACGATTAAATAGTACAATACCGTCTTTTACACGTTGTAAGAATATATTGTAATTTTGTTTAAAATCTTCTGACAACATCATAGACGAGAATGGTGTATTAAACTGAAGCGGTCTATTCATAATTTCTTTAGGAACAGACTTATTTTTCACAACCCCTGATAATCCCCAGTCAATTATGCGAATATTATCTTCTGCATCAACCATTATATTTTTATCCTTTAAATCATTGTGAATTACTCCGGCTTCATTCATTGGTCTCACTCCGTGTTGCAATAGTTTAATGACTAGCGAATTTAATTGTATTATTTTCTCTCTAGATATCGAATCTGACGAATGTAACCAATCTTTTAAATCTCTTCCAGCATTGGGCATATTTAATATAGTAAGTCCAGAAAGTCTCGAATTGATATTTTTTTCATTTATATTGTACCTAGTAAGTGCGTAGCATTTTTCATTCAAATTACGCATATCTTCCTTTGATAATTTATCAGGTTTGCATATTTCCACATCTAATAAGAAATATTTACTGTAATTCTTTATCTTAGACAGTCTATTTCTAATACTGCGAATTTCTTCCATCTCTTGTTTTCCGTGCTGTTCAACCGACATCTTACTGACTCCGTCGGTTCTCGACGATTTATTTACACACTTTAAAGCTGGTTTAAATATACAGCCAAAGCCACCAGAGGCCAATGCTTCTCCTGCGGTTTTAGAGCGACCATTTTTCTTTGTGCGATTATTAGTAACACGTTGCTTATATGATTGATTGATTTTTTTAGATGTTTTCGATGTTTTCGATGTTTTAAAGTTAGGATACATTTCTACTATAGTATACCGAGAATTATTTTTTATACAAATAATAGCCGCCCCCCACCAACGCAACGATTATGATAGATAGAAGTAATTTTTTTCTATATTTAATTTGTTCTCGCAGTATAATTTCCTTTGGCTTGTACAATTCGTAATAAATATCGAGCGACTCGGTTAAAGTCTGTTCATCCTTTCCGATTTCTACATTAATCTTATTGTGAATAAAATGAACCCATTTTAAAAAAGAGTCTTTTCCTTCTAAATAAGGTGAAACTGGGTACTTATCTATCAATTTACTGAAACTATTTCCTATATTTGGGTGTGGTATAAAGAGGGGTAGGTTTGTAATAAAATCATAATATTTTTTTTTGGTTGTTTCGTTGGCTTTTAGTGGATATGATACTGCTAGTGTCATCAGAAAAAACCAATAATGGGGACCCCATACAGTTGGATCAAAAGATTTTTCTGTCATTAAACTGAAACAATATAAAAAGATAAGCAAATAAACATATAGCGAATAATGAATAACAATAACAAATCATTTAACTTTTGTAATAATTGTGGGAAAAACGGTCACGTATTCCATACGTGTAAATACCCGATAACAAGTATAGGTATTATCGTATTTAGAATGTATGAGAACAAACTACGGTTCTTAATGATACGACGAAAACATAGTCTAGGGTTTGTAGAATTTATGAGAGGCAAGTATCCGGTAAATAACCATACTTATTTGTTAAATATTTTCAATGAAATGTCGCTAGAAGAAAAAGAGATGATAAAAAAATCGACATTTGAAGAGTTGTGGAACTATTTATGGGGTGAACAAATGGGTATTCAATATAGGGGGGAAGAAAAGATTTCAAGTGAGAAATTCAAACAGTTGAAAATTGGCATTGAAAGTAGAAAAAGCTACAATTTAGACGATATTCTTTCAGAAAGCACTAGTAATTGGGAAGAAACTGAATGGGGGTTTCCTAAAGGGCGGCGAAATTATCAAGAAAAGGATTTACATTGTGCTTTGAGAGAATTTGAAGAAGAAACCGGCTACTTGAGAGGTGATGTATCGTTAATACAAAATGTTATACCATATGAAGAAGTGTTTACTGGTTCAAATATGAAGTCCTACAAGCACAAATATTTTTTAGGTTATATTGAAAATAATACACAAATGACAAATTCATATCAAGAAACTGAAGTAAGTGATGTGAACTGGTTTACATTAGATGAATGTAAAGAAAAAATTAGACCATATAATTTAGAAAAACTCAATATTTTATACAAAGTGAATAATGTTTTAGAACGATATAGATTATATCCATAGTATATAAGTATTATGGAAAAATCGAAAAAGAAAAGACCGATAAAATTAAAAATTACAAAGTCAGTGCCGGTGTTGACAGAAGATAATATAGAAAAAGTATTTGAAGATAATTTCAAAGAAACCGACCTATTAGCAGATGATCCTGATTACAATACTTTCTTAAAAAATAAAGAGTTATTGAATCGGCAAATTATAGCAGACAGAAAAATTACAATGGATACATTGTACCCGTCATTAGATGATATAAATTTTAATATCAAACTTGCAGAGAAAAAAGAATTTAATGAAAACAAATACGATGGTACATTGTACGACATAGAAGAACAAGCGAAAAAATTGTGTGATTCAGATTTTGAACTGGTACCACATCAATTATTTATTAGAAATTTTTTAAGCTTTCAAACTCCCTACAACAGTCTGCTGTTATATCATGGTTTAGGAACCGGAAAAACATGTAGCGCTATTAGTGTTTCTGAAGAGATGCGAACCTATTTAAATCAATTAGGTATTGCACAGCGTATTATAGTAGTTGCGTCTCCAAATGTACAAGATAATTTTAGGTTACAATTATTTGATGATCGTAAACTAAAATTAGTCGATGGGCTTTGGAATTTAACTGCGTGTACGGGTAACAAATATTTAAAAGAAATTAATCCAATGAATATGAAAGGACTAACTAGAGAAAAGGTGATACGACAAATTAATAGAATTATTAACAATGCTTATTTATTTTTAGGTTACACTGAATTTGCAAATTATATAGCAAAAAAATCTACAACCGACGGGGACAACAAAAAGGAAATGATCAGAAAGTTGAAAAAGAATTTTAGTAATCGGTTAATCATAATTGATGAAGTGCATAACATCCGAATTGGTGATGAAAAGCAAGATAAGCGTGTTGCCCAAGAGTTAATAAAATTAGTCAAGTATGTAGATAATTTACGCTTATTATTTCTCTCTGCTACACCAATGTATAACAGTTATAAGGAAGTAGTGTGGTTGCTGAATGTAATGAATATGAACGACAGACGTTCTACCATTGAATTAAAAGATGTATTTGATAAAAATGGCAATTTGTTAATTGGTTCAAATGGAGAGAATATAGGGGAAGAAATAATAAGACGGAAGTCAACCGGATATGTTTCATTTGTTCGTGGCGAGAATCCATATACATTCCCATACCGTATATTTCCGTCTCTGTTTTCTATAAAAAATACATTTAGTGAATTAAATTACCCGAGAAGGCAATTAAATGGAAAAGAAATAATTCAACCATTGGAACACTTGGATGTTTATGTGAATATTGCTGGTTCTTATCAGGAAAAGGCGTATCATTATATCATTGATCAGACGAGAGAGAAGTCTGGCAAAACAAAGGCAGGCTTGCCAAATTTCGACAATATGGACGCATTTGGGTATACGATGCTTCAAAAACCACTTCAAGCCTTAAATATGGTATATCCAAATAAACTATTTGACGAAGATCACAAAATTGATAGTAAAATATTACTTGGTACTGAGGGATTGCGGAAAACAATGAAATTTACAGAAACAACCAATCCACCTACTAGAAAAAACTTCGAATACAAGCCATCACAATACGGTAACATATTTGCCCCCGATAAAATAGGACAATATAGTTCAAAAATAAAGGGAATTACCACACATATTATGAAATCAACTGGAATCGTTTTGATTTATAGTCAATTTATTGATGGTGGTTTAATTCCAATGGCGCTAGCATTAGAAGAAATGGGTATGACTAGATATGGAACAAAAGCGTCTAACTTATTCAAGGTGCCACCCCGTAAACCAATAGACGCAACTACATTTTTGACCAGAGAAGAAATGGAAAATTCCAATGATTTTCGCGCAGCAACATATACAATGATTACTGGCGAAAAAGCGTTATCTCCAGACAAAGTATATGATTTGAAAACACTTACAGACGAAGAAAACAAATATGGTGAGAAAATAAAAGTGGTGCTAATCTCAATGACGGGTGCTGAAGGAATTGATTTTAAAAATCTACGTCAGGTACATATTTTAGAGCCCTGGTATAATTTAAGTCTAATAGAGCAAATTATTGGTCGTGCAGTTAGAACCTGCAGTCATAAACTATTGCCTTTTTCCGAAAGGAATGTGGAAATATTTTTATACGGAACTGTTTTTTCCGAGGAAGAGGATGAAGCAGCTGATTTGTATATCTATAGACTTGCCGAATTCAAGGCGGTTCAGATAGGTCGGGTCAGTAGAATATTGAAAGAATCTGCGGTAGATTGCATTTTAAACATTGAACAAACTAACTTTACAGAAGAAAATATAAATACTGTTGTGAAGCAAAAATTGTCAAATGGTAGTGTTATTGATTTTCCAATTGGCGATAAGCCCAATACAGTATCGTGTGATTATATGGAAACGTGCGATTTCAAATGTAAACCATTCAAATCGATTACACCAGATGATATAAAATTAGACACATACAACGAGTCATTTATATTTATGAATACTGATAAAATTATTCAGAGAATTCGTGACTTATTTAAAACGCGGTTTTTTTATAAAAAAGATACTCTAATTAGCGAAATAAATGTAATTAAGAATTATCCATTAGTTCAAATAAATGCGGCGCTAGATTTATTAATTGAAGACCAAAACGAATTTATATCGGATAGATTTGAAAGACTAGGGCATCTTGTAAACATTGACGACTATTATTTGTTTCAGCCGATAGAACTGAATAATGAACATATAAGCGTATTTGATAGAGTAAATCCGATTGATCATAAAAATGAAGTTGTTGTCTATCCATTAAAAGATATTGAGCCACCTATTCAATTAAAACCACTAGTTAAAATCGATGCAAAAGGACAACCAGATTCTCGTGCAAACAACTCGATCGTTATGAATGAAATAATAAATAACCTCAAAGAATCCACTCAACCAATTACATCAGTTCCCAGAGGAGAAGACAATTGGTATACATATGCTGCAATGTTACACCACATTGGTTATCTAGAAAAAAATTATAATATCAATACCGATATGTACAATACATTTATACTAGAGCATATAGTAGAATATTTAAATTACGAAAAAACAGAGGAAATAATTAACTATTTATATTTTACAGATACACTTGATGCTACAGAAATATCATTAAAAAATATATACGATAAACAGTTATTAGTGTCCGGTGAATTAGTTGGAATACTACTTTCGAACAATAACAAGCAAATATTATTAGTCAAGGGTGATAAAAAATGGGTGCAGGGAAAACAAGAAGATTACATAGATTTGAAGAATGAAATTAAAAAAATGGTGATTCCTGTGGAAAAATATAACAAGAAAAACATTGTCGGATTCGTGGTAACATTTAAAAACGAATTTAATATTTTTAAAGTTAAAAATTTAACAGACGCTAGAAGTAAGGGTGCCAGATGTGATCAATCTGGAAAAGCAGACTCATTGAAAGTATTGAACACTATATTAGGAGAAAATAAATACACGAGTGAAAATACGAAAGGGAGAAACAAACTAGAATTTTGCATCATACAAGAATTTTTACTGCGATATAATAACTTATCTGACAGAAATGAAAGATGGTATTTAACACCGATTGAATCAATTATAAACAATATCGAAAAACTGTCGGTATGAATAAACATATACATATACATAAAAATTGAATTGAATTGAATTAAAGAAATAGTATTATATATATATTAGTAATGCAGTCCAGACCCGTAAATAGTGGTAAAAGAGATGTTAAAAACACCAAAGAGGTTGGAGTTTATATGAAAAACATGCTAACGCGAAAAGTACACCTTAATTTTAATAATGTTGGAAAAAACATCAAGGAAACATTAGAGAAAAAACTGATGAAAGATTATGAAGGTAAATGTTCGGTTGAAGGGTTCATAAAGCCAAATACGACGAAGATTGTATCTTATTCTAGTGGATTATTAGTGGAAAATCAAGTAATGTTTGAAGTCGTATTTGAATGTATGGTATGTTGTCCAGTTGAAGGTATGCATATTAAATGCAATGTGCAAAATATCACTCAAGCCGGTATTCGAGCTATTATCAATGACGATGTTTCTCCCATTGTTGTATATATAAGTAGAGATCATCATTACAATAATACTTACTTTAGCAAAGTAAAAGAAAGCGATGATATTGCAATAAAAGTGATTGGTCAACGATATGAACTAAACGACGCTCACGTTAGCGTAATGGGTGAATTAATTGAACCTAGGGTTGAAAAATACAAGAAAAAAACAAAACTAGTTATTGAAAAAGCTTAAACACAATATCAATTATTACCGTAATGACGGACATGAACTGCTTAAAAGAGAGGGTAGAAAAACTTTCAAAATTTCATCAAATAGAAATTTTAAAGATATTGAAGAAAGACGATAATACTACCATAAATGAAAATAATAATGGTATTTTTATCAATATGACAAATCTAAATAGTTCTATTGTCGAAGATATAATCGCTTATTTAGACTATGTTTCTGAGCAAGAAAAACATCTGACTTATATAGAGAATAAAAAGGAAGTGCTGAGTCATACTTTTTTCGATGACGCGAATAATGATATGAGCAGCGATGTTAAAGATGATGTTAAAGATAATAAAGACATACACAGTATAACTTTAAATGCATAATCAATCTGATAATTCATACTTTTTATCAAGTTTAGAAACGAATATGTTATCAGTAAAAGCGATATCCAAAATACCTGAATACATTGTCAGTAAAAAGGGATCATCGACGAATGCCAACAATGCCAACAATAGCAAGAAAAATATTATATCTAATACAAATAATATTTTTTCTCCGTCTCAAAAAGATCAGTTATTTTGGATATTTTATTCGATTTTACATGGAGTGGATGAATATGAAATGACACATAATTTTTTTACGAAAGAAAAAGAGGTGAAATTTAAATGGGTAGAAAATTTTAGGGAGAGGAAAGAGTTGTTTAAACCGATTAAAGTCAGTCGTAATGCAGTAGAAGATGAATTAACAAATAAACCTAAAATATCGTTACAAGCTATTAAAGCACTCTGTTATTTTTACAATATAAATATTTTTTATATCGACAATAAGAAGTTTTATGAAATGATTACAGATGAGAATAAGTGTGTATATATTATTGAGAAAACAAACCATAAATACGGACTAAGACGTGATGTGACGAAAGAAAGTCTAGACTATTACAGGGAAAATTATTGGAAACTGGAGAATCTGGACAAGCCATTAAAAGCTTTGTCTAGTTATAAAGTTTCAGATTTGGTAAATATATGTAAAAAATTAAACATTGTATGTGACAATTTGACAAAGCAGAAAATGTATCAGGAGATTATGCGAGTTTTATAGGGTTAAAATTTAAAATTGAAAAGATATAAAATAATATGTAGAGATGTATATATACAAATGCCTGAATTAAATTCACAGCAACAATTTACTAATATTATAAATACATATTTAGAAAATGTAACAAATAGAAATGATGGTGACCCGGAACTAGAAGTACGATTTGGAACAAGAGGAAAAAAATCCATATCTAAAATTGATTTTGACAATGTTATTAGAAAGCTAAAGTCTTCTGGATTTATTATGGGAATGAATGAACATACCTTAAAAATACAAACTGAATTTGTAGATAAAAAGACGGGTGATGTGAAAGACTCGAATGTTCGCGTTGAAATCAACGGCCTCAATGATATTCAGAAATATTGTAATACTAATTCTCTTAAGGATATTGCGGCTATATTTAATCAAAAAAGATATGCTAATGTAGATGGACGACCAATCTATCCTGTAAATGTCGATGATTATAATTTTCGCATATCGTTTCAGAAGGAAAATGTAATTGGTGGATCAAGTTCGTTTGCCAACAGCATTAAAAATTCCTGGGACGAAAATAAAAAAATATTTCGCTTGTTAAACCGAATTTCATTTGAACATCCAGATTATCCGATTCGTGTAGATTTAAGTGTTGTCAAAGAAAGTATGGCTGAGAAGACAGAGTATAAAGGCCGCACACAGTTTAAATTAAAACCCGAATACACATTTCAATCTGCCAAGGTCACTGAAAACACCGAAAAATACGAAATTGAATTAGAGGTGAAAAATAGTGCAGTTGGAATCGGTACTGAATTTAATAATGCAACTACTCTGGGTAAAATAATTAGAAAATGTGTTATTCATGTTTTATCTGGACTTCAAGGAACTAGTTTTCCGGTTTCTTACAGCGAGATCCAAGATATTGGCACACAATACCTGAAAATGGTTTATGGAAAGGATTATTATGACCGTCTTCGTTTGTTTCCCAAGAGCTTTATTGGACCAAGCTCGAGTACTCTTCAAATTAAAAATATCACACCAGTTAATGAAGATGCCCAATTTCCGAATATTAGAGACAATTATACAGTTACGGATAAAGCAGATGGGATGAGAAAACTCTTGTATATCAGCAATGATGGTAAAATTTATTTAATTGATACCAATATGAACATTCAATTTACTGGTGCTGTGACAAAAAACATCGAATTACGCGAAACTATTTTAGACGGAGAACACATTTTACACAATAAAAAGGGTGAGTTTATTAACTTGTATGCTGCATTCGATATTTATATTGTGAATAAAAAAGATGTCCGAAACAATCCCTTCATCCCTAACGAAGACGAAACAAGCGGAGATGTGTTAAATCGGTTTCGCCTCCCTTTGTTAGTTAACATCATCACGAATTTAGGCGCGGTGTCAGTTACATCGGGTGGATTGGCACCTATTCGCATAGAAAACAAAAACTTCAAGGCATCGAATTCAAGTCAAACTATATTTCAATGTTGCAACACCATTTTAGAGCAAGAAATGTCTATGGAGTATACTATCGATGGGCTGATATTTACACCGGCTTATTTAGGTGTTGGTTCAACGAAAGTAGGAGAATCTGGTCCCAAATTCAAAAGAACATGGGATTATTCATTCAAATGGAAACCGCCTCATTTTAACACGATCGATTTCTTAGTCACTACCAAAAAAGATGTAAATGGTGAAGACTTTGTCGGTAATATTTTCCAAGACGGTGTAAATGCGAAAGCATATGATCAGTTGTCTCAATATAAAACATTGATCTTGCGTGTAGGATTTGACGAATCAAAACACGGATATATTAATCCCTGTGCCGATATTATTAACAATAATTTACCAAAATACGCAGATAGTAATAGTAAAGAAGACACATACAAGCCTATGCCATTCTATCCGTCCAATCCAGAAGATCCAGAAGCATATTTATGTAATATTATGTTAAAAAACGACAAGAATAAAGACAAACAACTCTTTACAATTGAAGATGAAGAGGTCTTTTCAGATGGTATGATTATTGAGTTTAGTTATGACATGACAAAAGATCATAAATGGCGATGGATTCCATTAAGAGTGCGCTACGACAAAACTGAAGAATATAGAAAAGGCTTCCCCATGTATGGAAATGCATACAATGTGGCAAATAGTAATTGGCATTCTATTCATCACCCAATTAGCGGTGATATGATTCGTACTGGCGACAACATACCCGACGAAATTTCTGACGATAGTGTATATTATAATAGAATTACCGGCAAATCTGAAACAAAATCATTAAGAAATTTCCATAATTTATATGTAAAAAATATGTTAGTAACAAGTATTGCAAGAAGAGGCGATAAGCTTATTGATTATGCAGTTGGTCAAGGAGGTGATATTCCAAAATGGATTACTGCGAAATTATCCTTTGTATTTGGGATTGATGTGAGTAAAGACAATATTGAAAATAGAATTAACGGTGCTTGTGCTAGATATTTAAATTATCGGAAAGATTATAAAATTATGCCTGATGCTCTCTTTGTTGAGGGAAACACGCAATACAATATTAAGGATGGAGAAGCGATGCGATCTGAACGAGGTAAACAAATAACTAAAGCCGTATTTGGAGAAGGACCCAAAGATAAAGACAAACTAGGTGTAGGTGTGTACAAAGAATATGGCGTTGCCTCTGATGGATTTAATATTAGTTCTTGCCAATTTGCGTTACACTACTTCTTTGAAAATAAGCGTACATTAAATGGCTTTCTTAGAAATGTTAGTGAATGTACAAAAATTGGTGGATACTTTGTAGGCGGATGTTATAATGGTACAAAAATATTTAACTCCCTCGCCAATGTTGATGAGGGTGAAAGTATTTCCATTATTCAGGAAAATGGAACAAAACTATGGGAAATCACAAAACAATATAATAAAGATGAGTTTGAGGCAGATGAAACATCCCTTGGATATGCAATCGATGTATATCAAGAAACTATCAATAAAAAATTCAGAGAATATTTGGTGAATTTTGACTATTTAACTAGAATGATGGACAATTACGGATTTACACTACTAACTCGTGACGAGTGTAGTAAGATTGGTATCCCAGAGAGTGTCGGATCTTTTCAACAATTATTCGGACTTATGGAGCAAGAAGTAAAACGAAATCCTAAAAAGAAAAAGGATTATGGTTTATCACTGCAAATGAATGCCAAAGAAAAACAAATTTCCTATTATAACAATTACTTCTTTTACAAGAAGGTTCGAAATGTTGATACCCAAGCTACATATAATACGATGGTAGGTAGTTCTAAATTACAAGAACAAATGGAACATCTCGAATCAGTAGAGGCACAAGAAGCAGTAGAGGAAGAGACCCGAGAATTAACAACCGACAAACCAAAACCTCCCAAAAAAATCAAGCGCAAACTAAAACTAAAGGAAGTTAGTAAATAAGTCTAAGTCAAATATGATGAATGCTAATGCTAGCATATTGAGTATTACATAGTAATGTCGTACCTATTATTCATAAGGTAATGTAATTATCACGAGTGATGATATTATAATAAAAATAAACAATCTAAACCTATTTGTATTATATACAATACCGATAATGAGTTATTTTTTATTTCCAGAAATTCATCATATTATTGAGAATATCAATATTCAAAATAAACCTAATCCTGATTCCAATCCTGATTCCAATCCTGAATGTAAATTACATACTGGTTTGTCATTGAATGGTTATTTAAATAACGTGAAACAACAAATTAATGACAACTGTGATGATTGGGACCATATTAAACGGTATACGAATCCATATGAGTTTATTCACACTAACATTCCAAATAGTAAAAATTCGATTAGTAAACTGAAACCAATTTCCAGATCATTTTATAAAATGGTAGAATTAACAAATATATTACATCTATTGGATGAATTTAATGATACTCATATCAATACATTTCATTTAGCAGAAGGTCCTGGGGGCTTCATTGAAGCAATGACATATATGAGAAAAAATGAAAATGACAAATACTACGGAATGACATTGATTAACGACGACCCGAATGTTCCTGGGTGGAAAAAGAGCAATCATTTTTTAGACACGCATAAAAATGTATCCATCGAATATGGTGCCTCAAACACTGGTGATTTGTTAGATGTGGAAAATCTAAAATACTGTCTCGATAAATATAACAATAGCATGAATATTATAACCGCGGACGGGGGATTTGATTTTTCAATCGATTTTAATAAGCAAGAAACACTAGCTACTAATTTATTATTCGCGCAAGTTAGTTTTGCCATTGCTATGCAAAAAACGGGAGGACACTTTGTCTTGAAAATATTTGATATGTTTACAAAGACCACCAATGACATTATATATTTACTTTCAACATTGTATAAGCAAGTATTTATTGTCAAACCCAGTACAAGTCGGTTAGCCAATTCAGAAAAGTATATTGTTTGCAAATATTTCAAAGGTAATAACCCATCGCTCATATATAAAATAATTTCACAATATAATAAACTAACTACCGGTGACTATATTGTTTCCATATTAGATTTTACACTGGATCTATATTATATGAATAAATTAGAGGAATATAACGCTATATTTGGGCAACAGCAAATAGAAAATATTGCCTACACGCTGAATTTAATGTCGTATAAAAATAAAAATGACAAATTAGAACCCCTTAAAAAAAATAATATACATAAATGCATTCAATGGTGCGAAAAAAATAATATTCCATATCATAAAATATTTTCCACGAGTAACATCTTTATTCTCGATAAATAATTATCTTTATTCTCGATAAATAATATTTTTTATTGGCGTAGTATATAATGAAACTGTTAGTAAAATATTGGAAGAAAACACCCGTTGTTGTGAAAATGGTATTTTTATTGGTATCCGCAGTGTTACTTCATATGACTTTTTTTAGACAATCTGGTAGAGAATCGTTTGGAAACGGTCAAACCTGCTCAGGAAATCCTAAATCGTGCACATATTATTATATGACTAATTGTGGTCATTGTAAACGATTTACACCTGATTGGGATGCATTTGTTAAATCATACAAAGGACCTGTTCTATTAAAAAAGGTTGAAATGAATGACGCTGGCGACGATTTGAAAAAGTATAACATTAACGGATTTCCTACTGTTTTAATTATTGACGAAAACGGCGATTCTCAAGTATATGATGGACCTAGAACCGTTGATGGATTAATGTCTTGTTTATCCAAATAAAAATATATTTGAAAGGTAAATACAATAAATAATAATTTCAAAACAATTATTATTTATTATGACAAAAAATTGATTGTATGAATTGCAATATTATGAATGCACACTAACCATATATAATGGACAATTCATACTCCAAGCACACAACAAACATGCAGTTTGAAGAATTCTCAAAAAATATCTCGCTATTTGCAATTAATAGAATTCTAGCAATTGTCTGTCTACTATTTGTAGTTGCATCTGGGTTATTTCTAGTTGTATCTTACTGGTTATTAACCGGATCTGAATATGTAGAAGTTATTATGGATGAATTTGGGATACCTATCACGAATTTTCATATTCACGGTATTATTCAAAATGTATACCACTACATAAAGCATAAATTAGCTAATTTATTTACACAGTCACAAGAGGTTAGTATTAAGAAAGAAAAACAAAACTCCCGTCTTCAGAATGATACGAATGCTACGAATGCTACGAATGATACGAATGATGCGAATGATACGAATGCTATTGTTTATCAAGATTCTAATACTATCCATGATGACAATAGTGATATTAGTGATATTAGTGATATTATTGATGTTACGGAAGAACGAATGGGTATGATGACAGAAGACAAAATAGTACACGATTTAACAGACGACGATAAATATGATAATTCCGCATATGTTAATGATATTGTAGAAACTGCGCTCGAAGAAATTCATCATCTTATTGAACAAGAAACAATCAATTCTGACGATGATGTAGATGATTGAATAACTGACTGATATACACTATTATGATATACACATTTAAAATACGCGTTGCTCTAAATCCGTAAAAAATAAAACACAAAAATAAAACACAAAAATACAAAATACACCCACTTGACGATAAATATGTAAAATTACGACATTTTGTTTTTACACCTTCGGACATTTAAAATGGGACAAAATCCAAAAATAAAAACATCAAAAATATAAAATCAATAGTAGGAGTTTCACCTACGATGGTCTAACTTTTTCCACTTCTTCTTTGGTATTGGAAGTGGTGAAAGACGAAATTTGAAAACACGCAGGGTGTTCTTGCTTCTCTATCCAGCACTTTGTTAAGTTCATTATTTTGATTGCTGAATTAGCGTCTCTTGTCTTGAATACGGTTTGTTTGACTTGGGGTCTCACGCATCCAGAACATACTAAAAGATGAAACTGCTTGTTTCCATCGCTATGTCTGTAATAGGACAAATCATTATTACATTCACAGCATTTTTTCTTCCAATGCCTTTATTTTTTCTTCATTATCCATTACGATACTATATATAATAAAAAATATTTATATCTTTTTATTATATTTTCAAATTAGTTGTCTCATTTTTCTTAAAGAGAAACATATAGCTTATTGTAAGCAGGAACATCGTTCTTCTTAATGATTTTTGTTAGTTCTTGAATAGCCTTGCTTTTCTTTTGCCCATCTTTCATCATGTTTATCTTAGCCATGATGTTCTCCGGATGTAATGTTTCACAGATTAAGTTGTTAATCATCATCTTATCGTGTTTCTTTAAAAGCACATTGAATAGAGTTTCTCCATTGTAAGGAACGAATGTGGCATTTTCACATACATCCACGATGTCACGAGCTTTCATCATTTTACCCTTATAAAATACCGCATGTTCCATACTACAAAGAGTTTGTTGAGAAGGAACATTCTTACTGAAACTATCCTTTTCGAAACAAACAATGTGCTTCTGAAGAGGTCTGGATTGGGTAATCGCAACAATCTCTTTACCACGAATGGTATGCTTGTCAGGATTGAGCTTTTCAATAAAGATGTTGCCTTGGTCAGTTGTGACAGGTGTGCCTTTTGGGAAGCAAATCGGCACTGGGGGCGATGCATCTCTTTGATATACACGAACATGTCCTGCGTCAGAACCGGTACCGTCATTAAATATCGCACCAATCGCAAGTATCTTTCCATCTGAACTTAAAGAAACTGAATATCCTGATTGATCACCAGCAGCTTCGCCATCGATATCAATTCCTAATTGAGTCCATCCAGTAGATGCACCTGCATCTCTTTGATATACACGAACGTGCCCTGCGTCATTACCGGTACCGTCATTTTTTGTAGCACCAATCGCAACTATCTGTCCATTTGAACTTA